TCTTTTGATACTGATAATTTATCAGAAGGATCTACCAACGAATACTTTACGACAGCAAAAGCAAACACTGCGATAGACGCACGAGTCACTAAAACTTTTGTTGATAATTTAAGTGTAGTTGCTGCAAGTGCAGGTACTGCTACAAGTTTGGCTAGTGCTCAAAATTTTAGTCTTACTGGAGATGTCACTGCTTCCGCAGTTTCATTTGATGGGTCAGGTGCAGTTCAACTTACTACTGATATTGCTGCCAACTCTATTACTCCTACTGAATTAAATGTTACAGATGCTGCAGGTGCATTACAATCTGATGGAGCAGGAAACTTATCATTCGCTCCAGCTACTGCATCATTTTCTGCGATAGGTGAACATGTATTACCAGCAGCAGACGATACTTACGATCTAGGATCCTCTACTAAAAAATGGAGAAACCTTTATGTAGGTGGTGACACAATATTTTTAGATGACGCAAAAATTATGAAGAGTGGTGGAGCTCTAATGATGAATGCTGGAGTATCAAACTCTATTGCTTCTGTTACAATATCAAACGCAGGAGCAGGTTATTTACAACAACCAACTCTTACTTTCCCTTTACCTGATACCTCTGGTGTAGATACAGTAGTTATAGGAACTGCAGGTGGAGGATATTCATCACCACCAACAGTTAGTATTGATGCTCCACTTTCAGGTGGTCGTCAAGCTACAGCGACTGCTGTTATGGCTGATGATGGTAATGGTACGAATACATTTGCAGTTGCTAGTGTCACAATAGATGATGGTGGCTCTGGTTATCCGACTGCACCTAATGTTTCATTTACAGCACCATCTAATGCTGGAGGAATAACTGCTCTAGGAACTACAACTGTATCTGCTGCGACTAATGGTGGTAGACCAGCATCTGCTTATGCTGATATAAATGTAAACACAGGACAGATAACTGCAGTCACACTAATATCGAGCGGAAGTGGATATACTACTGTTCCGACTTTATCAGTTAGCAGTCCAGCTGTAGACATAACTTTTAATACTACTGTGTATAATGATTATAATTCGGGAAATAATTTATATACATTATCAGGTGGTGTAAACGAATCTTTAGATATAATACAAGGTCAAACTTATACTTTTGATTTATCATCAAGTACACACTCTGGGCATTTATTTGCATTAAGTGCTACTTCAGATGGTACGCATGGAGGAGGAACTAAATTAACAGCAGGTGTCACATATAATGGTACGCAAGGAACATCAGGTGCAAATATGGTATTAGTGACCGATGCTAATACTCCGACTACACTATATCCTTACTGTGAAACGCATTCAGGAATGGGTGGTACGACTACATTAACTAAATTGGCATCTGGCACAACAGCAGTATTAACTCCTGTTCTAGCACAATATGATGATACTTTAAACAAAAAAATAGCGATGGAGCCTTTCGCTCTAGCGATGTCTATCGCACTAGGAGCATAAGAGGGAACTAAATAGTAATATGGCAAATCCAGCAACAAGAGAACAATTAAAAGATTACGCACTACGAAGTCTCGGATCTCCAGTTATCGAAGTAAATGTAGCTGAAGAACAGCTAGAAGATCGCTTAGATGAAGCGATTGAATACTTTAATATTAACCACTGGAATGGTACAGAACGAGCATACTTTCAACATGTAGTCACAGGAACAACTATAAACTTAACTTCGGCAGTCGCAGGAAACTTTACTGCTGGGGAAGTTATTGAAGGTGGTACATCAAAATGTCGTGTAGCAGTACACCCTACCTCTGCTGGTTCATCTATTATATATCAAAAAATTAATAATTTAACTGCTACTAGAACTGGATTTATAAATGGTGAAACTATTACTGGAGAATCTTCTGGTGCTACAGCTGTAGTTAATACTGTTACAAAAGGTGATACTGAGAATGGATATGTTCCAGTCACTGACGAAATATTTGGAGTTAATAAAGTTTTTACAGTTTTTTCTAATACCACTGACTCTAGAAATATATTCGACTTACAATATCAATTAAGATTAAATGATTTATATGATTTAACCTCTACAAGCATAGTTTATTATACTACTGTTATGGGGCATCTATCTTTACTTGATTTAATGTTAAATGGTAAAACACTTTATCGTTTTAATAGAATGCATAATAAACTATTCCTCGATTTAGATTGGCGAGGAGATGTACAGATTGGCGATTTCATAATGGCTGATGTTTACAAAGCACTAGATCCTAATACCTATACAAAAGTATATGGTGAGCCATGGTTAAAAAAATATACTACTGCCCTGTTCAAGAAACAGTGGGGACTTAATCTTAAAAAGTTTTCGGGACTAGTTCTTCCTGGAGGTGTATCTATGGATGGCGATGGTATATATAACGAAGCCATGAACGAGATACAACAACTAGAAGACGAACTTATAGGAAAAGGTGCACCACTAGAGTTCTTTACAGGGTAATTAAATGGCAGGCAGAAATACTTACATATCTCAAGGAGTAGCATCTGAACAGAATTTAATAGAGTCTTTAATTATAGAGTCTCTAGCAATATATGGTCAGAATGTTTTTTATATTCCAAGAACTCAAGTTGCTAAAGATGAAATCTTAGGTGAAGATCCCCTCTCAAAATTTGAACACGCATTTCCTATTGAAATGTATTTTGAGAATGTAGATAACTTAGGAGGACAAGGTCCATTTATACAGAAGTTTGGATTGTTTAACGAATTAAGTGCTACTCTAGTTGTAGCAAGATCTAGATGGACAGAGCTCGTTGGCCAACATGGTAATACCTTTGTTCCTACTAGACCAAACGAAGGAGATCTAATTTACTTTCCTCTTACTAAAGGATTGTTTGAAATTAAATTTGTACAACACCAAGATCCTTTTTACCAACTAGGAAAATTATATACCTATAAAATGGAAGTTGAGTTGTTTCAATATGCTTCCGAAAAAATTGATACTGGTGTTGCTGATATCGATAAGTTCGAAGAACTTAAAACTTTCTCAGCAGACCCTGCAGTGACAGAAAATATGTTTGTTGATTCTATAACCTTTACTAATGTGGGCAAAAGTTATGCCACTGCTCCTCTATTAACATTTACTGGAGGAACACCAAGCACACCTGCTACTGCTACTTGTACTATCGATTCAGAGGGTAAAATTAATGGTGTCACTATTACTAATGTAGGAAATGGTTATAATGCTGTTCCTACTATTACTATCGATGCTCCACCAGCAGGTGGTACTCAAGCTGTCGCAGTTGCTACAATTAAACTTAATGTAGATAAACAAGGTGGCTATGCTGATAATTTAGAATTAGAAACTGAAAGGCAACCTACCACTAATGAAAAAGTTGCTTGGTCAGAAGATAATCCGTTCGGAGAATTTTAATGTTAGGTAAAAATCCATTCTATCATCAAACGATGAGAAACTGTATTATCGGTTTCGGTAAAATGTTTTCAGATGTAGAGTTTGAAAGATTGGATAATAGTGGAACTGTACAACAGAAAATACTAGTACCGATAGCATATGGTCCTAAAGAAAAGTGGGTTCAAAGATTAGAACAAGATCCTACTTTAGAAAATCAAACATACACTACTTTACCTCGTATGTCATTTGAAATGGCTGCGATATCTTACGACCCATTAAGAAAAACTAATCGTATGGGTACTGTAAAGATAAATAGAACATCAGCTGGGGGTGGTTCAGGAAAAAGAGATAAAGTTTTCGCACCTGTGCCATTTAATATGGATATGACTTTAAATTGTCTTACGAAGACGACTGAAGATGGTTTACAAATTATAGAGCAAATATTACCATTCTTTACACCAGAGTTTACAATGAAAATTAAAAATACAGATCCTACTTTGGAAACCGAAACTGATGTTCCAATAATACTAAATAGTACCAGCTTCATAGATGATTACGATGGTACTTTTGAAATTCGTAGATTCGTGACTTGGACACTAAACTTCACATTAAAAATACTACTATTCGGTGGAGTTGACCAAACAGGAAATGTAATCACTAGTACATTCGTAGATTTAGGAAACCCAGACGAACAACATAAATCAACAGGTGACCTAAATAATTTACAAGTGACTGACTTGGGTTGGAATATAACTCAGAAAACAGATTTATAGGAGAAGGAATTAAATGGCAAAACAAGATCTAAATATTGGTTCACTAGCCAATGATGGTACAGGTGATACCCTTAGAGATGGTGGTACTAAAGTCAAGGCAAACTTTGACGAACTTTATACTGCTCTCGGTGGTAATACTGTACAAATTGCGATCCCAGGATCTGGTTTAACAGCAAACCAAATTTTAAAATACGACACTAGTTCTAGTGCTTTCATTCCTGCTGCAGATTCTAACGATAATACAACTTATAGTGTATCAGCAGAAACTTCTGGTACTGATGCAGCAATTAGACTAACTGGTTCTGATGCTTCTACTGATAATGTAAATATAATTTCAGGAACAGGTATTAATGTTGATAGAACTGATGCCGACAATATTACTATAAACAATACAGTCACAAACACAACTTATTCAACTTCAATCGAATCTGTAACAGCTGGTTCTAAAGAATTAAGACTAGCTGGTTCAAACTCAGTAAATGATGATATTACTATTACTCAAGGAGATGGTATTGAGCTAACAAGTTCTTCTACTTCTCAATTAGGTATTAAAGCAGTATCATTACAACAGTTTGACTTTGTAGCTGGTGATGGTTCTAACTACTCAGTACAAGGTTCGGGTCTTTTAACTGCTGGTGAAAACGATCCACAGTTATTTGTATATAGAGGTCATACCTATCGTTTCAGACATACGATTGCTGCAAACGCACACCCACTTGAAATAGTAGAGTTCGGTACATCTACTGCACCTGCTGCTGATTATATCAGCTCAACTAATGCTACTAGAAATTTAGCAGTCACAAACGACATTATTACATTCACTATTCCAATGAATGCCTCAACAGGAAATACTTACCAATATAGATGTACTGCTCACGCAGCAAATATGCTTGGTACTATTACTGTTGTATAATAATCTCCGCAAGGAGGACTAATGGCTACAACTTATTATAATGCAAATCAAAATTTAAAAGCTGTAGGAGTTCCTGTAGAATTTACAGAGGAACAAGTAAAAGAGTATATTAAGTGTAAACGCAACCCAATATACTTTATAGAAAACTACTGTAAGATTGTTTCGCTTGACGATGGTGTAGTTGATTTTAAACTATATGCCTGTCAGAAAAGAAAAGTAAAACATATTATGAAGAATCGCCAGACGATTCTAATGGAAGGAAGACAGCAAGGTAAGACAGTCGTAAGTGCTGCATGTATATTACATTTCACTTTATTCAACGATAATAAAACTGCTGCCATTATGGCAAACAAAGCAACTGCTGCTCGGGAAGTACTCTCAAGATATCAACTTATGTACGAGTACTTACCAAACTGGATGCAACAGGGTGTAGCTGTTTGGAATAAAGGTGATATAGAATTAGAAAATGGTTCAAAGATATTTACTGCTGCGACTTCTAGTTCAGCGATTCGTGGTAAATCAGTAAACTGGCTATACATTGATGAAGCTGCAATTATACCGAATACTGTAGCAGAAGAATTTTTTACTTCAGTTTATCCTACGATATCTGCAGGTAAAGACACGAAAGTATTACTGTCCTCGACACCTCTCGGATATAATCACTTCTGGAGATATTGGGAAGCTGCACAAGAAGGACGAAATGATTTTAAACCTCTGTTCATACCCTATACTGATATTCCAGGAAGGACTAAAACTTGGGCAGAAAAACAAAGAGCATTACTTGGTGAATTAAAATTTAATCAGGAAGTGCTGTGTGAATTTTTAGGATCTAGTTCAACCCTTATAAGTGCGAGTGCCATAGGGGATATGAAACCGAAACCATTTATACTACAACGAGATGGTTTAGATATACAAGAGGAGCCGATTCCTGGACACTCATATACCTTAATAGCAGATACTTCTAAAGGTGTGGGTGGAGATTATAGTGCCTTTGTAGTAATTGATACGACAGAAGTACCATATAAGGTTGTAGCAAAGTATAGAAATAATTCTATTAGTCCTTTACTATACCCAAATGTAATAGATAAGATCGGTAAAGAATATTATAATGCTCAGGTCTTAGTAGAAACGAATGCTAGTGAACAAGTACCATATATATTGTACAAC